ATCAAATCTTGCCGATGTCAGGTCGGCCATCAACACGTCCTTGAATGATGTCGCTGATCACTTCGGCATTACTTTGGATATCGGGAACATCTCATTCGAAGGCAACCGTTTCACTTCCAAGATTACAGCGAACATCGTTAGCGAAGACGGTGTTGTTCTGACACGTGAGCGGTCAGACTTCACCAGATACGCCAAGAACTTATGCGGCCTAGACCCAGATTGGCTGGACAAATCCTGCACCATTGGTGGCGATACCTACAAAATCACTGGTTTAAAAACCAAGGCCAGAAAGAACAAAATCATGTTAGAATGTTCTGACGGCACCCATCGGGTTGCACCAGCGGACATGGTCAAGCGTATGATGGAAGGGGAGAAAATCTAATGACTTGGAAAATAGAATGGCACATCAAGGGTGATTGCCCTGAGTGCAGTGGCATGGGGTGGTTTGAAAATTGTACCGCTCCTTGGATAGGTGACACGTCTTGCCCAGTATGTGACGGCACTGGCGAACACACCGACATCGAAACCCTGTACGAAAACGTTGAAGGCGTGAGGGAAGATTATCCCCACGGCGAAATTGAAAGGGTAGTAAGATGCCTGACATAAAAAACCATGTCATATCATTGTACGATTTCACGGGCGAAGCACTTCGCCCTTGGGCGGAAGCTGGATATCAGTGCTTTGCTTACGACATCCAGCATAAGCCAAGTCCATTGGGTCAGTTAGAACCATCCGATTTTGAATCCTTTGAGGGTGGTGGGAATATTTTTAATATCCATGCCGACCTGTACGACAACATTACACTTCTGAAAATTGTCAATCGTCACATGAACAAGGCCGTGTTCATGTCAGCCTTCCCCCCATGCACCGACCTCAGTTCCGCTGGGGCAAGATGGTGGAAAGACAAAGAGAAAAAAGATCCCCACTTTCAGCAAACCGCAACCGACCACGTCATGGAATGTTCCTTGGTTGGCTGTTCTTTGCACGTCCCCTTCTACATAGAAAATCCGGTGGGGGCGTTAAGCCGATTGTGGAGGAAGGCAAACTTCGTATTCGACCCACATGAGTACGGGGGTTACTTGCCCACCGACGATGTGCATCCAGAATGGCCAGACCTCATTCCACCGCGTGATGCATACCGAAAGCGCACTTGCCTATGGACGGGCAGCACCTTCGAAATGCCGGAAACTCGTTCAGTTGATCCGCGCAACGTGGTCTGCAATCGGAAAGACCCCAAGAAGGGGAAGAACTTTTCACCTATCCATGCGAGGACAGGTGGGAAATCACTCAAGACCAAGAACATCAGATCGGCTACCCCGCGTGGGTTCGCCAAAGCGGTTTTCTTGGCTAACCAAAGAAAGGAGAAAGCGTATGCCTAATCATGTAAGCAACAACTTGACAGTGGACGGTGCAACGAAGGAAGTGAACCGTTTTCTGAAGCACATGGGGAAGGGCTTCGACTTCGAAAAGATAATCCCGATGCCCGACGCACTAAGTCAAACGAAAAACCCCAACTGGTATGACTGGTGTTGTGAAAACTGGGACACCAAGTGGAACGCTTATGACGTGAAGCGTGATGTAGGGACGCACAAACATGTTGGCGGGAAATACGTCACTTACGATTTTTTAACGGCGTGGTCTCCCCCTGAGAAGATCGTTGAGAAACTCAGGAAAGACTGGCCACAATTAGACATCCACGGCGGATATGTAGGAGAAGGTTATGAATTCAGCGACCAATTTTAAGATGACAGCGTGGTCTTCGGACGGCAAAAAAGTGGTCCCCCTTGAGGGGCCACTTACTCCAGATCGGATGGTAACGGATGAACTGGACATTGTTTTAGATGAGGCACAGGATCGAAGGGACAAAATATATAATGAACTTTGACATCACTCTGTTGGTCTGGATCGGGGAACTTATCCTAAGTCTGGCACAGATCATTTGATGCTGCGGACGTTGGATCTGTTCTCTGGTATCGGTGGCTTCGCGCTTGGTCTTGAGGCCACCGGATTTTTTCGCACGACCTGTTTCGTTGAGATGGAACCTTACTGCCGCCTGGCGCTAAAGTCCCATTGGCCGCGAACCCCGATCTTAGGAGATATAAAGAATGTCACCAGACCCGACCTCCCCGACCCCGACCCAGATGTCATTGTGGGAGGCTTCCCATGTCAGCCCTACTCACACGCAGGACTTCAGAGAGCGGAATCAGACCCCCGACATCTCTGGCCGGAAATGTTTAGGCTTATCCAAGAATGTCGGCCCACTTGGGTTGTTGGAGAAAACGTTACTGGAATCACGCAACTGGGCTTGGACGAAGTACTCTCTGACTTGGAGAACGAAGGCTACGCCACAAGGACGTTTAATATTCCAGCTTGTGCGCTTGGCGCCCCCCACCTCAGACAACGCCTCTGGATTATTGCACACGCCGACAGCGAAAGCGAACCAGATGGCGCCCTCAATGGTGAACAGGGACGAGGGAAGCTGGGGACAGATATGGCCGACCCCGACCCGACTATGGCCGACCCCACGGGTATCGAGTGCAAACGGAGTGGCGCAAAGCGAAGTGGACAAGGGAGATCCGAAGAGGCGTCTGGAGGTTACCGTTCAAGTAGAGCAGCCACAAGCTACTGGGAAACTGAACCCCCGGTGGGTCGCCTGGTTGATGGGCTACCCGACAGAGTATCTCAACTCCGTGCCTTGGGGAACTCGATCATCCCGCAAATCGCAGAGGAAATAGGATATGCAATCAGAGCGTCAGAAACTGAAAAACAGAAGACTGAATGTAACCAACTGCCTGGAAACAGGGAGTGGTAAGTACCATGTGTCATTTGGCATTGAACCAGAAACAGGTAGAATAGGAGAAGTGTTCATACGGGGGTCCAAGATCGGAAGTGATATGGACATCCTGTTGGATGACGCAACCGTGGTACTATCTCTTGCGCTACAGTACGGAGTTCCCTTGGAACAGTTGATACACAGTTTGCATACGGGTCGGGAAGAAGGGGGCGCTTCGGTTCTGGCACAGGCGATTATTATGATGGATAACGAGAGGCATAAAGATGAAGGTCATTAGTCTAGGTGCAGGAGTTCAATCAAGTGTTATGTCACTCATGGCAGCGTCAGGAGAACTTACTCCGATGCCCGACTGTGCCATTTTCTCTGACACGCAATGGGAACCAAAATCGGTGTATAGCCACCTTGAGTGGCTTGAGAAGCAACTTCCCTTCCCGGTTTACCGTGTTACTAACGGAAATTTGCGTGAAGATGCGATTGCTAATCACCCTGTAAGGGCCAGAGGACGCAAGAGGTTTTCATCCATTCCTTGGTACACCGATCAAGGGGGCATGGGGCGTAGGCAATGCACCTACGACTACAAGATTGTTCCGTTAAGTAAAAAATTAAGATCCTTGTGTGGATACAAACCACGCCAACGCATACCGATTGACCATGTTGAGTTGTGGATCGGCATCTCTACTGACGAATCATTAAGAATGAAACCCTCTCGAGAGCGGTGGATAAAAAACACTTGGCCTCTGATAGAAGTGGACATGTCACGCCGTCACTGTCTGGAATGGTTTTCTGATCGCTACCCGACCAGGAAGCTGGGGAAATCATCCTGTCTGGGTTGCCCCTTTCACAACAACGCAGCGTGGCGGGATCTTAAAATGGGAGACCCAGAGGAGTGGGCGGATACGGTTGTGGTGGACTCCCTGATCCGGGACGGTGGAACCCATAACGGGGAGAAGAGCATGAACTCCAAACAATATATGCACCGTTCCCTAAAGCCTCTGGATGAAATAGACTTTAGAAATCTGGAAGATAAAGGACAGCTCAATCTTTTTATAAATGAATGCGAAGGAATGTGCGGAGTATAAAATGCTTGAAGTATCCTTGGTATGTCTGGCGATGAATGTGTATTACGAAGCCCGGAATCAGTCTGTTGAAGCTCAGATTGCTGTTTCGGAGGTCGTAATGAACCGCGTGGCTGATTCCAGATTCCCGAATACCGTATGCAATGTCATAAAGCAGGGAGTTCATTCCGTTTCTACGGGGGAACCCGTGAAGTGGAAATGCCATTTCAGTTGGTACTGTGACCAAAAGTCAGACCGGCCTCGAGACAAGGATGCTTACAGGTGGGCAAAAGTCATCGCGGGATATGTTCTGTCTGGCGAATCAGGCAACCTGGTTAAAGGTGCTACTCACTATCATGCGTACTACGTGTCTCCTAAGTGGAAGACAGAGAAAACAAGAATCTCCAAGATAGGCGACCACATATTTTACAGGTGGGAAAAGTGAACAGTTGGCGTGGGGTGAGGGGACGAAAGAGAGGACAAGGATGACGGAGATATGCAGATGGTGCAAGAAAACAGTAGATCCTGAAGAATGTATGGCAGAACCTATCATAGGCGGAGATAAAGTCGTATGGCTGTGTCAGTGCGGAGAAATCGTAAGCGATCCTGACGAACCTCTGAGCGCATCAAGTTCGTAACCCATACATTGCAGTAGCTGCTCTACTTTATAAATGGACGGCTCCTGTATCTTCCGGCGCTCGTAGTTCTCGATTGTACTGGTGCCAACACCAGACAAGGCAGAAAGTTCAGGTCTGGTAAGACCAGATTCTTTTCGTATCGTCACCAGAATAGACGCCCAATGATTAGGTTTTTGTTCCTGGAGCTTCAACTATCTTCCCTACTAAAGAAATGGATGTGCAATAAGCCTTGTGCGTGGCATCCATAAAGAAAACACTATACGAGGTTTTCCCTAAAAAAAACAAATACAATATGCCTTGCTGGGATAACCCTCTGAAAAGTAAGTATTCTTTAGCATGGGAAGTAGCTTTGATAACTTCTTCAAAAGTTTTGAGGCAGACAACGTACCCCGGAGGAAGAGACATAGCTTTGGTGACCGTTGCGGCGGGGGGTGTTGTATCGGTGGTTTGGCATGAAACGGTAATGCACATTAGAACTGTTAAGAAAACAATTCTAATGCTGTGTTTCGCCTTCAAAATCTTTGAGTACATCTTCGTATGTTGCGCTGGGATCTCCAGCCATAACACCAAGAGTGACACTTAAAAGTCTTGAGATTAAATAAGTCACAAGTGGCATTCCCATTTTTTCAGCGCCCTTTTCGAGAGCAACACGAAAAAGAACAACCGTTAAAATTTCAGGAGAAAGGTCAGCCTCCTTTTCTTGAACAAAGTTTTTAGTGAGGGAATAGAACTCTTCTATGTTCTCATCACTCATGAATAATGCTCCCTCTTAATATGATGATACAGGGATACCATATCTTTGTCACCAGGGGCATCTTCAGCTAGGTCAACTAGAAAAGAAATCTGCTGCGCCGGAGATCTGTTATTTTTCCCAGAAATCTTCTGTAGCTTCTCCCAAGTAGGGATAGGCACAGCTACACTTTTGTATTTTTTAATGTCAGGCATTTAATAACTCCTTTTGAATTGGTTTAAGTGTCCAGTTGACTGGACACTGGGCATGGTCTACTTGCCGGGCCATGTATTCGGCTGTCACATTATTCTCTGCGTGGTGGAGAGTTACATTCGTACTGTCGGCAGAAGAAAACGGCCACTGCTTCCCCCCCATGGAAAGTCCTCTCATCATGTGGACCCAGGGCAATGGACCGTGGTTCGCTAACGTATTGAAAGCTTCATCTATTCTGCGCTCCCATTCGGGGGTGCCGATCTTCCAGTATTTACCGCTTGATCCGAAGGCAATTTTCCCAAACCCCAGATCCCTCAGTCGAAGAAGGTGATCCATGGATTCAGATAAATGCCACACGACTGCTGCGCAGTCTTCACGGTGCGGCCACTCCTTGGCGAGGGTAAGATTATCCTGTTCATCTCCATCAATGACATCAGGGACCACCGCCCAGTGAGGATGACCCAGACGCGGTCCCACCCAAGCGTAGAACTTTTCCCATTGGGTTGGTATTCCCTTGGTGAAAAGACTAAAGGCGCCGTTGTCCCACATCACGCTTTGGCCGATACGTAAGCACACATCGGCATCACGTGGGTCGCCATAGGAAACGCAAAAGTGTTTCCCTGCCATCCCCCATAATTCTGACCTAGGGGTTAGAGGTGTACCGTGGTAATGGATCATTGTCTTTTAAGCATCCACCACACAACCAGAGCACCCGCCATTTTGGCAACGGTCATTAAGATAACCCCAGTTAGACTAAAGTGTCCGATCATCCCAAGAAATACCGCACTATCCAAAGGTGTAGAAACTGCGCTGGAAATCAAAATGCGCTCTGCAAAAGGCTTCTTGATCCATGTATAGACGCCCCAGTCAGCGAATTCAGATACTAGGAACGCCGCCAATGATGCGACGGCCACTAAAGGGGACGCCATAATATAAGACAACACACCGGCAACCAGCATTGCTATAATAACCTTATGCCCTATTTCACGCTGGGCGTAGTCACGGGCAACGAAGATGAGGCCAACCGCTAAAGATAACGGGGGAAACATCTCTCCAAAAACAGGAACGAGTGGTACGACACTGAAGCCAATGTTAATCAGAACGATTAAGGCAACGTAGGCTATTGTCCAAGGTTTAAGATAAGTCATGTTGACTCCGTTGAGAAATAACTCTTTTCAAATGATCCGGACAAAAAGCAAAAGAAGACCCTTTGTGTACGGGTTCATGGCAGAATCGGTTATCGTCATCCAGCCATTTGCAGTGTCTGAATGCCCCTACTTTATCCCAGTCCCCAAACATAGATATGGATCTACGGTGCTCTATCTGAAGATTTTTCCTATCGGACAATCTATAATCGTGAGGTGTTCGATATATCCCCAAGCGGCTGAGTTTCCCAGCTACGGCGGAACGATTGGTTCCAAGTTCATGGGCAATTTCAAGAAAGGTTAAACCCTTCTTGAAAAGTTTTTTGAGCTTCTTGGTTTTGTCCAAGGACCATGCATGGCGATACCTCATTGTTATTCTCCTGCTTCGATGTCTTCGATGCTTCCCAGCAAATATTCTCGTGATATACCTAATACTTCTGCAATGCGATCAATGTGTTTTGCACCAGGAAAAATTGCACCTAGTTCCCAACCACCTACTGATGATTGTGCTACACCTAGAATCTCTCCTATTTCTACTTGTGTAAGTCCCTTGCTTAATCTTGCAGACTTAAAGCGTTCACGATTGAAACAATGGTGCTCCCAATTTCCTGCTTTGTGTGTAGTAAGTTGTCTTTGGTGTGTGATACCTCCTAAATTATTGATATTGATTGTTGTTGCCCCACTATCATTGTCGATGGTTATTACGATCTGACTCATTGCATCACCTCAAAAATAAAATAAATAAACCCGGCTATAACGGCAACGCCAACCAGAAGTTGAATAAAGGAACGTGTCATAGTCATCTCCTACTTTTTAGGGAAAGGTATAACCTCTCCTGCGTTTGGGGGTAGATTGAGCGGAGGATAATCAGAAAAGTCATCATGCGCAGATACTCTAAATCGTGGGTCTCGAGTTGGGCCTTTCCACTCCTCATCCCAAGTCTCATCATGAATAAAATTAACATCTGGGTGCTGGATATTTTTTAACAAGTCGTCACAATTTTTTAACTCATTATCTGGAATGAAATAGGCTGCCCCCCGATCACCAGGATTTTGTACCCACTCTCTCTGGCGCTCCTCCGTGAGATCCTTTGCATCAAAGTACCCCTTCACCCAGCAATGAAGATAAGGAGGTGTCTCTTGCAATCCATCCATGTCTACGCAAACTGAAACATAAATACGGTCAAGCTTATCGTGGGGTCGTATTATTAAACGATTTCCGGGGGTATCAATGGCGCGTACTTCCCAATCGTAAACGTCAGGTACTTCTTTACTAACGTTTACGTGGCCGGGGAAAAAAACATTGAACGCTTTAGCAACGGCCAATTCTCCCAAACTCCCCAGCTTATCCCGATACTCTTGCTTTCCAGCATTATACTCTTGGCTGTCGTTTTCAAGGACTGGTTTAAGACCTTGTCGCCTGGATTCGATTGTACGTCCGTGTCCAATCAATTCGGCCATAAGTATTTCCGCTTTAGTCAGGGTTACTCTAAACTCAGTAGACATATCTATCTCCTATGAAATTTCTTTACACTTGATTTGCGTCCTTTTTTCTTCTTGTATTTACCCATCTCTCTCGTCTTTTTTTTACCACTTCGTATGACTCGACGTTCTTTTTCCCTCTTTGTCATCTTAACCATTCCTTAAACTCTTCGCCCATCACTTGACTGGCGATGTTGAGTTTGGCACGGAGAGACTTGACTATTTTCTCGTCAATAGTCCCTTCCGCAATTAAATCCACATAAGTAACAGTGTTCCGTTGGCCTATGCGATGCGCCCGGTCTTCGCTCTGCATCCGCACAGCGAGATCGAAACTGTTTGAAAAGTAAATCACGTTCTGGGCAGCGGTCAGTGTTAACCCGTACCCTCCCGTCTGAGGATTGCCCACAAAGAAGAGAGCGTCTCCGTTTTGAAATCTATCAACGGCTTCAACACGATCATCATCGGAAGTGTCCCCAAAGTAATCCACAGCTTTCCCGTTACCGTATTTCTTGTTCAAGGCATTCTTAATACGAATTATATCGTATCGGAATCGGGACCATATAATGGCCTTCCCTTTCATCTCCTCGAGACAGGACATCAGTTCATCCAGCCGGTTGTCTTTTATTTCTACAAGCTCCCCATAGTCTGTTTTGGTATGACCAGAGAGAACCTGTTGCATCCTGAGTAATTGAGTCATGACATTAGGGGCCGTCATAAACTCCCCGTTATCCAGATCGGCTAATGCAAACTCCTTCAGTTCACTGTAAATTCTTGTTTGATCTGGTGTAAGGGAAACGGCTCTCTGGGTATAAACTTTATCAGGAAGATCAAGGCATTCGTCCTTTGTTATACGAGATGAAAACTTTTTCAGAAGTATCGATAGCTTTTCCAAATCTCTGTAGCCTACAACACGATTAAAAGTATGGGTGCCTACGCTGCTTTTTTTCATGATGGCATAGCGGTACTGGAACTGGAAAAAGTTATCCCCGCAATCCCCCAACAATGCTTTGTCCATAAACCTGCATTGCGCCCATAAATCCAGAGGCGACTGCGTAACAGGAAATCCGGTAAGGATGCGTCTGTATTTGGCGAGTGGCCCCAGCTTAATAAGTGTCTTGGTGCGTTTTGCCTTTGGACTTTTAATAGTGGTTGATTCATCCACGGCTAACAGGGATGTAGACTTTCGAAGAAGAGCTTCCAGGTATTTCTTCCCCTTACTACTGGACAAGGCTTCGACGTTCATTAAAAATATTTTAAGACTTGATGAGGGTTCTAAAAAACTAATAAGGGTGTGCCGGTTGGACTTAGTATTTGCTGGGTTCCACACAACGATATTGACGTTTATCCTGTCGGGGAGATGTGCCGGGATCTCAAGGTTAGCCCAGTTCCGATAAACTCCTTTGGGAGCAATCACGATAAGTGTATCAATATATTCTTTTTCAAAAAGCATCGCAGCGTTATCTATGCAAACTTTGGACTTCCCAGTCCCCATTTCCATAAGCCACGCCCAATTAGTCTGGCTCCACGACTGGCCTAAAACCGTGGCTTGATGTTCGTAGGGGGGTGTCTTGAATTGGTAACCCATCATACATGGTAATATAGTCCCATCATTTTATATTTGCAATACCAAAATAAGCTGTTATATTGAATTTCCAGAAAGGAGAAATTGATGACTGTTTATGTTACGCAGGAAAATCCCAAGGTCGATATCGTATCGGCAAATCAATGGGGGGATCTTGTTCCTCTCGCATCTCCATTTGATCAAATTCATATGAACCCTGGACGTGTTGTTTCTCAGGTCCGGCGAAAGCTTAAAGGGTTTGATGATGATGATTGGTTACTGGCGATGGGAGACCCAGTCATAATCGGTATCGCATTCGCGGTTGCCGCAAATGCCAACCAAGGACGAGTTAACATTCTCAAGTGGGATAAGATGGAGAAGACCTATTATCCTGTGCGGGTAAGTGTTCGAGGCGGCATTGAAGAACTTTAAACCTGACGAGGAGATACGTTAAAATGAACGAAGATGTTTTAGAGAGCATTAAAGCTGATGCAAGTGCTTTTGAAGGTCTTACTACTGAAGCCGGTGGAGAACTTTCTGATCTTATTAGACAAGCGTTGTCTACGGAGAAAGCTTTTACCCAAGCAGAAGAAGCAGCAAAGACTTTAAAAAAGCAAGTGGATCGTTATCTGTTCGAACTAATCCCTGCAAAGATGCAGGAAGTTGGAATGGACAAGGTGGAAGTCGATGGGCATTCTGTTAGCCTTTCAACTTTTGTTTTTGGCACGTTGCCTAAAGACCCTTTACAGAGAGATGTAGCCTTTTCGCATTTGCGCGACATTGGAGCCAGTGACTTTATAAAGAACGAAGTAAGCGTTTCGTTTGGTGTCACTGAAGACAATCGCGCTAAGTCAATGCAACAGGATCTTGAAGAACAGGGTTTTGACACAAGTGCCAAGACTTGGGTGGAACCCATGACGCTGAAGAAGCTTATTCGGGAGCGTGTGGAGAACGGTCAGGAAATTGATCTTGAAATTTTTAATGCACACATTGGACAAAAAGCCAAGATAAAAGGAGCATGAACCATGGCTAAGAAAACGAATGGCGGCGTACTCGCTGAACTAGAGAAAGCTTTAGACGAAGATTCTGGTAAGGGTTTTGAAGAAGTATCCACCTCAGATATGCAGGTTCCTTTTCTGAGGATAATTCAGTCCCTTTCCCCCCAAGTTGATAAAAATGACGCAAACTTTATTGAGGGCGCCTCAGTCGGTGATATCTTCAATACTGTAACCCAGAGATTTTGGGATGGTGAGGAAGGGGTGAGTGTTATTCCGGTCTACTTTCAGTTGAAGTTTCTGGAATTTGTTCCCAGAACAGACGGTGGTGGATTTGTTGGAGAACTCTCAGCCAAATCTGATGAAGTAAAAAAAGCTGTGAGAGATCAATCCAGTGGACTTGAGATTCTTGACAGCGGTAATGAGCTTGTCCGCACCGCTCAACACTACGTCAAGATTGTTCATGATGACGGGACATTGGAAAGTGCCATAATGGACCCCAAAAAGACTCAGTTAAAGAAGTCGCGGATGTGGCTTTCGATGATGTCGATGCAGAAGTTAAATGGAAAAACACTTCCCAGTTTCGCCAACACTTACCGTCTTAAAACAGTGCCTGACGGCAACGATAAAGGGAAGTGGCATTCCTGGTCAATATCCCTTGAAGGATTGGTGCCTAGCATTGAGGCTTATAATGAGGCAAAGGAATGGAAACCGGCCTCGTTGAACATCCTTCTCCCACCTGATGAAATGGTCCCTGTTACGGATCAGTCGGCTGAAGAAGTCCCATTTTAATTAAGGGAAGCCCCCGTTAAAAGGCGGGGGCAGTCTTCTATGAGCCTGACCGAAAGATTTATATCCCTTTTTAAAGGGTATAATGGAGCACATGGCCAAACCACGGTTATTGATAGTCACCGTGAGGGTAAGAAAAAAGCCAAGAGCTTCATTGTCCGTGAACCGTTGACACTTGATCTTGTCCAAGATCATCTGGACGGTAAACTGGGAGTGGGCAGCATCCCCATAGATGAAACCAATTGCTGTTGGTTCGGGGCATTGGACATTGACGATTACAATCTAGACCTTGTCTCTTTATATAAGAAAGTAGAAAATTTAAAACTCCCTTTGGTTCTTTGCAGATCCAAATCAGGGGGCGCTCACTTATTCCTGTTCATGTCTGAGAGCGTTGCGGCATCTGAAATCCGTGACAAACTTGCAGAGTTCGCATCAGCGTTGGGCTGGGGAACTTGTGAGATTTTTCCTAAACAGGAAGAAGTAATAGTAGAACGTGGGGATGTCGGAAATTTTATAAACCTCCCCTACTTTGATTCAAAGCATACGACACGGTACGGTCTTGATAAGAAGGGCGAAAGTCTGCCCCTTGAAGAGTTCCTTGATCGCGCAGAAAGTATGCGGCTTGATTTCAAAACATTAAAGGAATGCGTCATCGGGGTTAATGCTTCCGTCCTTCCGCACGGCCCCCCATGTCTTCAGCAAATAGCAGAGTTCGGGATACCAGAAGGAGGGAGAAATAATACCTTACTAAATGTAGGGGTCTATTTCAAAATGGTTGATCCGTCTAATTGGAAACAGTTATTGGAGGAAGCCAATCAGGACTATTGCAGTCCTCCTTTACCAGCTTCTGAAATAGTAACCATCCAGAAGCAATTGGAAAAGAAAGATTACATCTACGCATGTAAGCAGGAACCTCTGCACAGTCATTGTAACCGTGCCTTATGCAGAACACGCAAGTATGGCATCAGCACCAGCCAAGGGGCGGCTACTCTTGGCGGATTAACCGTGGTGGAATCTGAACCTCCTGTCTGGTTTGTGGATGTGGATGGTTCCCGTCTGGAACTTGCAACCAAACAATTGCAGATGCAGGTGGAATTTCAGAGGGCGTGTATGGAACAGATGTACAAGATGCCCCCTAAAATGAAAGACCCTGACTGGCGTGACCTGATAGACAAGCTACTGGAAACGGCTACACGTATTTCGGTGCCGGAAGAACTCACTCACAAGGGACAGTTCAACGAACTCCTTGAGATGTACTGCACGTCGAGGATCAAGGCACAAAGCCCGGAAGAACTTCTTACAGGCAAACCCTGGACTGATGAAGGCGTAACCTACTTCAAGCTCAGTGGTCTCCAGGAATTCTTGAAGCGCCACAACTTCACGTCCTATACCCGTGGTCAGGTAACGGAAAGACTAAAGGAACTTAACAACGGGGATGCGTCTAACAGGGAATATCGTTTTAAAGATAATAAGGATAAATGGCGCAAGATCAGGGTATGGCATGTCCCGGAAATAGACAAGGGGGAAGTGGATCTACCACCAGTGACCTTTGAGGAAGAGGAAGTCCCGTTTTGACAGAACCCATAACTTATCTGGGGCCACCGGGAACCGGCAAAACCCAAAACCTTTCCAACCTCATACGCAACTGCCTAGAGGACAACATCTCTCCTGAAAGAATTGCCTGTGTTTCCTTCACACGTAAGGCAGCACAGGAAAGCCGTGAACGAGTATGCAAGGACTGGGGTCTTGAAGAAGATAGTCTTCCTCATTTCCAGACGCTTCACGCTATGGCTTTTCGCAGCGGAGGATATAAGGTTGACAATGTTATGCGTGGGTCAGATTTAAAAACCTTGGGGAAGTCAGTAGGTCTTCTTTTTACGGACTCCAAGAAAAAGGATCTTGAAAGCGATTTTGATATACTGGGGTTTTCCAAGGGGGATATGTATCTGAACATATACCAACTCTCCCGTGGCCTTTGGATTTCACTGGAAGAAAGTTACCGGCAGTCGGAAAACTATGACTTGCACTGGTCTGAACTAACCCGTCTTGTTGATGCATACAGGGACTACAAGAGGGTACACCGCAAAATCGATTTCACTGACATGATTGAAAATTTTGTAACACGGGAAGAACCGCTTGATATAGACGCCTTGTTTGTGGATGAGGCACAGGATTTATCTACCCTTCAATGGGGAATGATCGATGTGCTCCGTCGCACACCTGATGTTCAGGTCTTCACTGGAGATGATGACCAGGCCATCATGAATTTCCAGGGCGCAGATGTTAACGCTTTCTTAACGGCTACAGACAAGAAGCAAGTTTTAACTCAATCTTACAGACTCCCTCGTAGAGTGTGGGAGGAAGCGCAGCGTATTGTATCCCGTATTGAAGGCAGAGCACCCAAACGGTGGTCTCCTCGAGACGCGGAAGGTTCGGTTCATTATTACCAGAACTTCTGGGATGTTCCTCTGGATCAGGGAGAATGGTGCATTCTTGCAAGAACAAATTATATCGCTACAAAATACGCCAACAAACTAAGAGAAGAAGGATGGGTTTACAGTCGTCATGGTCGTCCCAGTATTGATTCCAGAATATATGACGCCATCATTTCCTGGGAGAAACTGGCAAAAGGAGATCAGATTTCAATTGCCCAACTCAGAAGTGTATACATGCAGATGACTTCCGGGGAGGATTACGTGAAGGGCTTTGGTCCTCGTTGTCGTGCCTTCCTTGATTCAAATCAAGAAGAACTTATTGATATTGATATGGCGGCTGATCGTTTTGGTTTAAGATGGAAGCTAAGTATCCGGTGGCATGAAGCGTTGACCAAGATTGATATTGATACCAAGAACTATATACTTAATGCTTTGAGACGGGGGGACAATGTCAAACATCCAAGAATAAAAGTCAGTACCATTCACTCCATGAAAGGGGGTGAATGTGATAACGTTCTGGTGATACCAGAACTCTCCTACGCGGCTTATAAAACGTACCAAAAAAACCCTTCCATAGAGCATAGGGTTTTTTATGTGGCCGTTACCAGAGCTAAACAATCGCTTCACATCATGGAGCCTAACAGCGAGTTATATTACGAATTATGAAAACACCATCTAAAAATCTGGAGAAGGCTAAAGTCCTTGTCTCAGGAGAACGAGGGGAACAGCACGGTGATTACGTTGAACTTCACGAAAGGATTGCCCTTCTATGGTCCACATACCTTGAAACCTTTGTTTCTCCAGACCAAGTGGCTTTCTGCATGGTTCTTCTTAAAGTGGCCAGACAGGAAGTAGGAGGGAAAAACGATGACAACCTTGTGGATGCTACCGCCTATACCGGAATCTGGGGGGATCTTATTTCTCACTATGATGAGAATCGAAAATGAAAGAAGACCTCTTTGACGAAACGGTCTGGACCCCTCCAGAAGTCTTACCTGACTTATCCCGGGAAAAGATAATATGCATAGACGTGGAAACCCGCGACCCTAACCTCCTTTCCAAAGGCCCCGGATGGTCAAGGGACGATGGTCAGTTGATCGGGATCGCCGTAGCGTCCTCCCAGTGGAATGCTTACCTCCCCATTGCCCATGAGGGCGGCGACAACATGTCAAAGCGGACTGTGTGCGGTTGGCTACAGGAACAGCTAGATCACAAAATGTCTGTGGTCTTTCATAACGCCCAATACGATGTGGGATGGTTGTTAACTGAAGGGATCGAGATAAAAGGCAAGATACTCGATACCATGATCGCCGCACCGCTGCTTGATGAGAACAGGTTCAGTTATTCATTGAATGCCCTTGGGGGGACATATCTGGGGGAGCGTAAGCAGGAAGAAGATCTCAAACGGGCAGCAGGTCAGCATGGGGTGGATGCGAAGAAGGATATGTGGAAACTCCCAGCGTCAAGGGTAGCCTTGTACGCTGAAACGGATGCACGTCTGACCTTAAAGTTATGGGATGTGTTAAGCCGGAAGCTCAAGGAAGAAAACTGTGACAAAGTGTTTGAGCTGGAACTTGATCTTCTGCCGATTATATTTGAGATGAGAAGGAGAGGTGTACGGGTCGATGTAGAGAAAGCCCAGGAAACCAAAGAGTTTCTCCAACAGAAGGAAGATGCTCTTTTGAAGAAGGTACATGACGAAACCAAAATTCACCTTGAACCATGGAACGCCACATCACTAGCCTCAGTCTTTGATGTCCTTGGACTGGAGTATCAGAAAACCCAGAAAACGGAAGCCCCAAGCTTTACCAAACACTTTCTCAAAGGCCACGCTCACCCCATCGCCAAAACAATTCTGGAGATTCGGGAATACAACAAGGCCAATACTACTTTTGTAGATACGATACTGAACCACCAACACAAAGGACGTATCCACTGTGAGTTTAACCAGTTGCGTTCAGATGAGGGAGGCACCGTATCGGGTCGGTTCTCCTCAAGCCATCCTAATTTGCAGCAGGTTCCCGCTCGACATCCTGAAATAAAGGAGATGATCCGGGGGTTGTTTATCCCGGAGGAGGGGTGCCAATGGGGAAGCTTTGACTATAACGCACAGGAACCCAGATGGCTCATGCACTATGCTTCCAAGACCCCTGGGGTAAGGGATAACGAAAAGGTTTTAGAAATAGTAGATCAGTACCAAGAGGAAGCGAAGCACAAACTCGAGGTCGGAAACAAGAAGGCTGATTTTGACTTCCACCAGATGGTAGCAGACATAGCAGACGTTGACCGTTCCGTTGCCAAGACAATTAACTTGGGGATCATGTACGGCATGGGCATTGGGAAACTGGCTACTGTCATGGGAGGCATATCCTTTGAAGAAGCCAAGGAACTGAGAAACGAATACGATGAGAAGGTTCCATTCATCAGGGAGATGGCTTCCTCAGTTATGGATGTTGCTTCCTTGCGTCATGAAATTCGCACCTTGCTGGGTCGCAAGTGCCGCTTCCCCATGAGAGAGCTACGAGGATATAACAGGGATTCGAGTTCCCTGATCCACGCCGACAAGCTTGAGGAAAGATGGCGCGGTATCCTGGATACCCCAGAAGAAGAACGTGAGAAAGGCTGGAAAAGTTTTGAACCCAACCGTTATCAGGTAGCCTTTACCTATAAGGCTTTGAACCGTTTGATACAGGCGTCCTCTGCCGATCAGACCAAGATGGCCATGAAGGTGTGCGTGGACCATGGTTATCTGCCCATGCTCACGGTCCATGACGAGCTTTGCTTTTCAATAAAGAATGATGATCAGGTGAAAGAGATTAAGGACTTGATGGAGAATTGTATTCCTGATCTTCAGATACCATCAAGAATCGATGTTGGAACTGGAACAAATTGGGGTAATGCAAAATGATATTTTTAGTATTAACGGTTTTAAAAATAGGATTCATGATTCAAAACAAAGAGTTTATCGATACGGCAATGGAGGAGATGAGAGATGGAGCAACTTGGCATAAAGTTGGACCACAACCACCGGACCCCACAGCTAAAGCTATCACCATAACGCCGCCAGACGGGGAGCCGTACATTATCTGGAAACTGAAGAAGTAAGGTCAACACCTTATGAAACGAGTTCTACTGGGTTTGGTATTCCTGTTGTTGTCTTCAACAGAAGGGTGGAACGGGATTAGGATTGTTCCACGTCCGCTTGTTTGCTTGGGAAGTCCTTCATACAATTTGATTATTGCTAAAGAATGGACTGATTGTGTTGGCACCTATGTCAGCGGTAAGGGAGATAAATACGTTGGGAAATGGAAGAATGGAAAACCTGATGGGGAAGGCACTGCCACATTTTTCAAAAGTGGAAACAAATACGTTGGTCAATGGAAATATGCCAAACGGAACGGACAAGGCACCTTCACTGGCGCCGATGGAAACAAATACGTTGGGAAATTCAAGAATGACAAAGCCCACGGACGAGGCCTCTTTACCTATGCCAGTGGAAAAACCAAAGAAGGCATATGGGAATTCGGGAGATTAAAGAAATAAGATCGTTATTCGTCCCAGTCAACAAACGATTCAGACTGTGGATTATAGGATGGTGCGTCATAAATATCCCCGGCTTCTGGAGGGGTTACGGTGGGTCGTTGTTGAAACCGTTGTATTTGATTCCACATATCGGCCTTACGCTCTGGACTCGTGTCTGTTATAGGGAGTGCAGGTAAATCCTCTACTGTCACGGGTTGTCTTTTAGGTGGCAACGAAACGGGAGGAGTTGATGATGTCTCAATTTGCTGGGGAGTAGGATGGAAACCAAGACCAGGAGGTATTTTTCCTACCGTCCTTTCAAGACCGGGGGTTAAGCCAGGTATAAATCTATGGAACCCTTGAGGAGTCATTGCTCTCAACAAGGTTGCAAGAGGATTCGCATTTGGTATGAATTGTCTATCTTGCACCGCTTGGTTATAAACATTTCCGACAGTATTAGCTGCGGCAAGTCCTGCTGCTATGGGGGGAAAAGTCAACCCTGCTTTTGACCCCAGCGTAAACGCTCCACTTGCTAAATTACCAGCCCGTTGAAGTCTTCCGCCAAGACTCTCCTGCTCTGGTTGTAGGGATTGCAAAAACGTATTCCTGAGTTGCTCCTGTTGCTCTGCTAGACTAGGACCAGTTCTTGCCGCTTCGTCTTCCGCTGCTCTTGCCTGATCCCTTATTGATTCCTGAAGATCATATGTTGCGGGACCAAATCCAGTACCTAAATCCTGATATCCTGTTCCAGGCGTCCCTATAGAAAGAATACCGCTTTCGTTACCTGGTCTTAATGAATCTCCCCCCTGTAAATTTGCATCAACAGAAGGAAGTCCTACTCCGGGACCAGGCTGTGGAAGAGGTTTAACAGGAGATTTAAATTCTTTAAGGACTTGAAGAGCTTTCTTAAAATCATCAATTTCTTCTTGAACAGTAGCCATCAGGCAGTCTCCCCTTGACAGCATTCACCATGGGTAATGCACTTGCAATCGGCGCACTGGTAGTGTCCATGGACAAACACCTTCGGTTTATCGCATCCGCACTTAGGACAAATCTTCCCAATTTCGTCCGTCAAATCTTCTGGCACTGTTTCTGTTTCCACTTCCAACATAACTGCAATGTATCCATCCTGAACGGGGTTGGTGCTCTTTAAAAAACTCCAGTATCAATTGATCGTAATCCAGATTGTTCATGACCCACCGGGCAACGTCCGTGTTGGGTATCTTCGGGATTTCAAAATCTACTGCTTCTCCTTTTACATGTTGCGACTTGTCAGATGAGCCTATGACCTTATTCAGTTCCGGGCATCGAAAGCCGCTCGAGGGACTGAAAGGGATGCCGTAGTGTTCTCTGACGGGTTCAAGTATCTTCTCACATAACTCTTTCAGAGAGGCCAGTTCATGGTCTCCCGGTTTGTTGTAAATCCTCAACCGTTCAGCGGTCTGGGACTTTGTCATTTCGTCAAAGCTGAAATGCTTCGACAGCATCATTATGCATAGCCTCTCAACATTTTCTGTTGTTCAATCTCTCTTAAAACTTCCGCTCCTCTGGGAGGAGGTTGTAATTGGCTTACCT